CCAGCCGTCGTCGGCGGCCTTGACCTCGGTGATGCGCTGCGGGGCCCCGTAGGCGAGTGTCCCGGACACCAAAAACGGCCCTCCTTGCAGAGGGCCGCCGAGGGCCGCTGGCGTCAGTCTATGGCGTAGCGACTCCGGGTGTCAATCCGCCGTCGCCTGCTGTCCGCAGTTCCGGCACTTCAGGCTCCAGGGCCGGCCGAAGTACTCCCCCTGGCGTTTGCCGCAGTGCTGGCAGCGGGGCTCGGGGTCGACCCGCACCTCGCGGTCCTTGTGCCCGCTCACCACCACGGTGGGGGCGCCGAGCAGGACGTCTTCCGCTTTGGACGCCGGTCGACTCACGTCACCCCCTCCAGAGCCGGTTCCAGGCCGCCGGCCACTTCCAGTAGTGCCGCTTCAGGGCGAAGCGGCCGGCCACGTCCGCGGCCAGCGCCCGGGCCAGCCGGTCCCGTTCGGCGGGCGCGTCCAAGAGGTAGCGCAGGCCCGTCTCCCACTCCCCGGCGGTGGACGCGAGCCACCCCGTCTTCTGGTGGGTGAGGGTGTGCCGGTAGACCGTGGGCGAGGCCACCACGGCGGCGCCGCTTAAGGCGTACTCGAACGCTTTGATGCTGCTCTTTGAGCGGTTAAACGGCGTCTCCTGCAGGGGGCAGCAGCCGATGTCCAGGCCCACCAGGCCCTTGGGGTAGTCGTCCGGGTGCAACCAGGGCACCCGCACCAGGCGCTCCGCGGGGACGTGCTGCCGGACGATGGGCGGGTGGTGGCCCATCACCACGAAGGTGGCGTCCGGGTAGGCCGCCGCGATCCGCCCCCACGCCACGGCCATCTGCTCGAGGTCGGCGTCCGGCCGGTTGCCCCCCGCCCAGCCGATGACGGGGCCCGGCCGGGTGCGGTGCATGCCCGCCTGCTGGGCCCGGAACCACTCGGCGTCGATGGCGTTGGGCACCACCTCCACCGGGGCGTCCGTGAAGCGGCGCACGGTGCTGGCCAGGTACTGGGTGGAGACGGTCACCCCGTCGCACATGCGGAGCACCCACTGGCTGGCCTCCCGGTCGGCCTCCAGCTCCCGCCGGGACTTCGCCGCGTTGACCCGGCTGAGCTGCTGCTCGGTCACGAACGGGGTGAACAGGTCGTCGTCCGCCTCGAAGAAGAGCTTGATCCCGGCCGCGCGCCACCGCTTCAGGGTCGCCTTCGCGCCCGGGCGCTCGAACCAGTGCCAGGCCAGCCGGCAGAGCACGACCGCCTGGTAGGCGCCCAGGGGCACCCGGTCGAAGTTGGGGTCGCGCACGAACGCCCAGTCGCAGGGGTAGCCGTGCAGGCGCAGGAAGGCCGTGGGCTGCCACACCCGCCACATGGAGCAGCCCGAGGCGTCCCCCACCAGGGAGAGCACCCGCGGGCCCACCAGGGGGGCGTCCAGCAGCGGGTCGAGGCGGGGGCGAGAAAGGGTGGTCACGGCACCACCTCTTCTCCACCCCTACCAGGTAGGATAGAGACGTAACGTGCCCCCGCGCCGCTTGCGACGGCCGGGGGCGTGGCACCAAGGAGAGTGACCTCCCGATGCAACGCCAGCATACCTGCCTGACCTGCGGCGCCGCCTTTACCGGCCACCACGACGCGCCCAACAAATACTGCTGCCGCGCCTGTCTCTACCAGAGCATGTTCCGTCGCGAGCGGCGCGTCTGTCCGCAGTGCGGCGCGGCGTTTGAGGCACGGCCCTGCGAACCAAAGCGGTACTGCAGCCCGGCGTGTGCCGGCGCCGCCCGTGGCGCCGCGCAGCGGGCGCTGCGCCCGGAGCGGGTCTGTCAGCACTGCGGGACACGCTTCCTCCTCAAGCAGTTGACCGCCAAGGGGGCGTACTGCTCGGCGCGGTGCTCCAACAAGGCGAACGGGCTGCGGCGGCTTCGGACAGAGCAACGCACCTGCCCCTACTGCGGGACCACGTTCCTCGTCTCGGGTGTCAACCGCAGCAAGGTCTGCTGCTCCCAAGTGTGCGCGAAGCGGTACGCGGCCCGGACCAGCGTCGGGCCCGCGCACCCCCTCTGGAAGCCCAAGGTCCGGATGACCTGCGAGGTCTGCGGCGCCGTGCGCGAGCTGAAGCCATCCCTGGCCGCTCGCTTCCGCGTCTGCTCGAGGGCGTGCGCCGCCGCCCGCAGCCGGATGGGCAACCCGCGCACGAGCAGCCTGGAGACCCGAATGGCCGAGGCCATGCGCGGGCTCGGCCTGCGACCGCTGCCCCAGGCCCCGTTCGGCCCGTACAACGTCGACTTCGCCTTCCCGGAGGCCAGGCTGGTCGTCGAGTGCGACGGGGCCTATTGGCACTCCCTCCCCAAGCAGAAGCGGATCGATCACAGCAAGGACGCCTACCTCGCCAACCGGGGGTGGCGCGTCCTCCGGTTGACGGAGGCGGCCATCAAGGCATCGCCGGCGACCTGTGCCCAAGCGGTGCTTGAGGCGGTCATGGGGCGGCCTCGTTCACCAGCGGAATGAATGCGGCCCGGCAATTGACGTGGAGTCGCTGGGGATGGCTCGTCAACGGGACGACCTTCCCGTTGCGGGAGGCGCAGGGTTCGTCCGTGTCCTCGTTCTCCACGATCTCGATGTGCGTGACCTGGCCAGTCGCAGCCAGGCGATCCATGCCGGCCTGCCACTGGGCCTCCGCGATCTCATTCCGCGCTATCGTCTCGCTGCGCCCCCGCCACGTCTCCAGGTAGAGGCCCTTGACGCCGCCGAAGCCCTCCTCCGGGACGCCGTTGGCGAGCTGGAAGGCGGAGTAGCCCCGCTGCTGGCCCTCCCGCAGGACGTCGCGTAGCGCGGAGCGGGTGGCGGTGTCGATCAGCACCACCCGCTCGGCGGCCAGGGCGAGCTGCTTGCGGGTGGCGGGGTCGTCCAGCCGGAACTGCTCCGGCGTCAGCTCCGGGAAGAACTGCCCGAACAGGGACATGACGGCCAGATGCACCGCCTCCAGGATGCGCAAGTACCGGGGCATCAGGATGCGGGCCAGCCGGCGTTGCTCCTCGGCCTGGTCGTAGACGTCCGAGACCCGCACGGCCTACCCCTCCTTGAGCACGGCGGCCTGCACCCGCTCGCCCTGCTCCCGGAAGTACGCCTCCAGGTCGGCCTGCACCAGCGGGGCGGACAGCGCGGTGAGCACGTCCAGCATCCCCGGGATGGCCCCCATCGCCAGCGCCTTCTGCTCGGCGACGGCCCGGCTGCGCTCTTCCTTCGGCGCCGCCCCGTTCTGCCCGGGCGGCCCACCACTGCCGGCGGGGCCTCGCGCCTCGGCGGTGGCCCGCAGCAGCTCCATCGGGTCTTGCGCCTCGCCGAGGCCGTTGGGCAGGGGTTCGAGCCCCACCTCCGCCCGGGCCTCGTCCTTGGTGACCCAGCCCTTCTCCACGGCCACGCTCAAGCGGGCGTACCGCTCGTCCATGTCCTCCTGCAGGGCCCGCACGTCGTCCAGGTCGTACTTGAGGCGCACCGCCGGGTCGGCGTCGAAGTCGGGGCGGAGCAATTGCTTCGTCAGGGTGGCGGCGTCGGCCCGCCAGAGGGGCACCACCGTCTGCTCGTACAGGTGCTCCTGGGCCTGCTCCATGTTGTTGTAGATGGTGTGCTCGAGCCCGGCGGACAGACCGACCAGCATGGCGGGGACGCCCAGCACGGCGCAGATGCGGGTCTCGGGGATCTGGTGCGCCGCCTTGAGGTCGAGCTGCTGGGGGTTGAACCCGACCGCCTGCAGGGTGGCCCCGTTCCCGAGCACGGCCAGGTGCCCCCGGTTGGCGCCGCTGTACGCCTCCCGCAGCCGGTCGCGGATCGCCTCCGCCTGCTCCTCCGTCAGCACCGGGCCCGGCGGGACGGTCACCGCCAGCGAGGGCACCGCGAAGTTGCGCAGCAGGTCGTCGGTGAAGCGGGTGGCCTCCTCGTCGCTGCTGATCTCCCGGAGCAGGCGCCGCAGGTTGGAGAGCCCCTTGCGGTGGTCGGCGTCGTCCACGCCCAGGCGGAAGTGCACGACGTCGGAGACGGGCACCTCTTCGTGCTTGCCCTTGCCGTTGTCGTAGACGTAGTGGGAGATGAACACGCCGGCGGCGGCGTCCTCGTCGCTGGTCTCGGGGCTCATCTGCGAGGGGGAGATGGGCCAGAGCTGCACCACCTCGCCGGCCCGGTTGCGGATCTTCCGCAGGTAGGCGTTGCCGTCGCATTGTTTGCAGTACTGCACCCAGAAGCTCAGCTCCGGCCCGGAGAGGGAGGGGTGCGGGTCGGCCAGCAGGGCCATGAGCCGGTGCTCTTCCAGGAACTGCTCGGTGCCGTCCGCCTGGAGCCGGTAGACCTTGGGCGGCGCCTCCTGGAAGGCGTAGCAGATGGTCTTCAGGCAGGCGTAGACGGCGCTATTCCACGCCGCGTTGTACCCGCCGAAGACCTGGGTGAGCAGGGGGTTCCAGTAGTCGCCCGCCGCGTCGGGGTACGACCCGGGGGAGAAGACCAGCGACCGCAGCTCGGGCGGCGCCGCCGGCGGGGCGGCGGCGGCCTTCGTCTCGATGTTCCAGAAGGCGTTCCAGGCGGACTGCAGGGTGGCCATGCTCTCTCCTCAGGGCGCTAGAAGACCCAGCCGGTGGGGGCCGACGCTCCGAGCCAGGCCAGGGCCAGCGCGATCACGCAGTCGTCGTGACTGCCCTCGGGGGCACTGTATCGCACCAGCCCCGAGGGCAGGCGCTCGGCGGCGTAGGCGAGCAGTTCGCCCAGCAGGGTCTCGTCGTTCAGCAGGCGCAGCTCGGCCCGCTCGAAGGCCAGGGCCAGGGCGTCGATCACGGCGGCCTTGCTGGCGTTGGTGGTCTGGAACGGATAGACGGGGAGCGACATGCGCTGGAGCGTCTCCACGATGGGCTCGCCCATGGCGTTCTGCTCGGCGTAGACGCTGTCCGGCCGGAACCGCTGGCAGAGCGCCTGGAGCCGCCCCGCCTGGAGGGCGTACTCCACTTGGTTGCTGCGGTCGAGGCAGACCAGCTCCCGGGTGGTGGTGTCCACCACGGCCATGACGGTGAAGTCGCTCGCCCGGCCCCAGTCCACCCCGACGGTGTAGCGGTGCCCGTCCAGGGCCGCCGCCTGGGGCGTGGCGGTGGCGGCCTCCCGCACCCGGCGGAACACGGCGCCCTCGTTCTCCAGGAAGACCGCCTCGAACTCCTGGGCGAAGGTGCGCTCCGGCAGGCTGCGGCGGGAGTCGTCCACCTCGTCGGCGGGGATGTACGGATTGGAGACCGTGGGCATCTGCCAGGCCCGCCAGTCCGGGTAGCCCGGGTCGTTGCCTCGGTCGTAGAGCCGCTTGAAGAAGTTCAGCCCCTTGGGCGTGGAGAGGAACCAGGCGCCGCCCCGGAAGTCGACCAGGGTGGGGCGCAGCACGGCGTTCCACGCCTCCTCCAGCTGGCGCACCATGGCCGCCTCGTCGATGATGACCTCGGCGTAGCGGCGCCCGCGGGCCACGTCCGGCATGTCGAGGCTCCACATCTCGATCACGCCGCCGCCGACCAGCTCGAGCCGGTGCTGCTGGCTGTCCGTGCGGGTGACCACCTCCACCGTGGCCCGGCGCACGTCCCGCCAGACCTCGGTGAGCATGCGGTAGCTGGGCGAGCACCAAGCCACCGGGTTGCCGGGGAGGGCCCGCTGCACCAGGCGGTCGATCCCGAGCGTCGTCTTCCCCCAGCGGCGGATTGTCTTCGCCCGCAGCAGAGGACGTTAAACCTCTGCCGCGAGCGAAGCACCTCCTTCTGCGCCGGGTGGGGCCTAGGCAGCGTCACCGTCAGGGTTGGCATCAGCCGAGTACTCGATCCGGATGGTCAACGGCTCGGCGCCGGGGCCGGACAGCTCCATCTGCTGCAGGGCCTTGCCGAACCCGCGGTCGGCCAGCCAGGCGGCGGCCTCCAGCCGGTAGCGCATGGGCTGCTTCCGTCCGCGCAGGACGCCGAGCATGAAGCGCACGAGTTCGGCCCCGTCCTTCGTCTCCCGGCGCACCAGCTCCATCAGCCCCCGGGGGCGCCCGCCGGGGTTCCCGGAGGCGCCGGGGAGGAAGGGCCGCCCGGGCACCAGCGGCCGGGGTGCTGTTTCCGTGCTGTTCTGAGCAGCCATCAGGCGCTGCGCTGAGTGTACTTGGGAGGCTTCGCCTCCATGGCCGCCCGCTTCGCCCGGAGGGCGTCCAGCTTGGCGCCGGTGGGGCCGTGGGTGGCCCGGCTGTCGCAGAAGTGGGCGATGTTGCCCTCGAGCGTGGCGACGGCGGCGGGCAGCCAGCGGGCGCTCTGGGAATGAAAGCCCGGGACGCGGATGGTATAGACGACGCCGCTGGGGGTGGGCTCGACGACCACCTGGGCCTCCATGGCCTCGATCCACGCCCAGGCCCGGGCCAGGGCGGCCCGGCCGTTCCGGGCGCTGGCGTTGCGGCGGGTCTTCGCCTCCCGCTGCGCCTGCCGGTGCTCCTGGGTGGTCAGGGCGGGCATCACCGTCGCCTCTTGGGGAGCGTACCGCGTTCCGCCCACACCCGGGCGAACGGGCGGGACTGGTGCCGGGCGCTCCCCCGGGCCGCCGCGAGGCGCCGCCAGAAGTCGACCATGACGGTGTAGTGCCGCGCGCAGAGGTGGTAGGTGAAGCCGAGGTGGTCGGTGTACTCGTGCGTGGTAGGGGGCTGGGGGTGGTAGGGGACGATGCGCCCAAGGTCGCAGCACACCTCCGGGGCGGGGACGCCCGGGACGCCGCCGGCGGGCATCAGCGACACGACCAGTGCCCGGCGAAGCCGTTGGCCAGACCCCACGCCAGCGTATCCGCGGCGGCGTACGGCTCGTACGCGCTCTCCCCGGCGTGGCCGGCCTGCGCACTCATCCAGCGCCAGGTCGGGCCGG